CTGGAAGCTGGTATGGCTTCGGCCCGGTCAGAACACATCGGCTACTGACCCGCGTACATGTCCCAAATCAAAAGGTTTGGCAGGTACCGGGACCTTGAGAGCGTCAACTGACGACGAAATTATTTCGGTCAGTATAAACCTCTCCTCTCCTTGTTTCGGACGAAGTTCTCGTCTGAACGCTTTAAGGAGAGTTTTGAATTCCAACCCCGTTATCGGGGAAAGAGTGTCAATTTTGACCTCCCTTGGAATTACACCCAGAGCGTCATCAAATTTTTGAAACCCTTCATCGAAGGGGACGCGTCTGGCGAGTACGACCTTCTTGGCTCCATGGGCAATCTGGAAAGATTCCTTAAGGACCCACGCCTTCTCTATATAAAGAGTTAGGTCGTACTCGGGAATATAGCCTTTCGACTTCGCAAGGTTCCTTTTCTTGGACCTCGGCATATTCCTTATAGTCAGCGGATCGAATTCTTTGAATTCCTCTTGCAGGAGGCCATCTAAGGCCTTTCCTTTTCCTGCGATGATCGCTGACATTACGTACTGCTCCTTCGCCTGTTCTCTCATATCGAGTTCCAGGCCTCGGATCTCCCCGCCTCGGGAAAGGGCTTGAAGTAGCCTTCTCTCCCAGCCGGAGGCCGTGCCGTCGAGTACTCGAAGGCACATACGTACGTAACCAGGCCTCTTGATAATTTCGTCAAGATCCTGTTCGACTATGTCGCCAGGGGGTGGTATTCCCCCTCCTCCGAAGACTTCAGGTATAAACCACAATGGTTGCCTGTAGTCAAGATAGCGACACATTCGAAAGTGAAATCGGTTATAGATAAACCTCTTATAACTGATCCATTCGGGAGGGAGCCAGTCAGCCTTTCGCTGAAGGGCCTGACCCTTCCCTATTACCGGTGTTGTCACCGGTTCGTCTGGAGCGTTCGATACTTTCCCGAACGGGGAAAACAGACGGATTTTGAGAGCGTCAACATGTGAATAGCTCTCGTAAGGCAGCTGGTAAATCAGTTTGAACTGATTAAACGGGTCTCTCCCCTCCAGCATGAGAACCTCTTCGCAGTAATAAATTACTCTCTTTGACTCGATCAGTTTCGATCGATTCAGCTTGTTTCCAAGCATAGAGTTAACTCCGTAGAAGGTCTCGACGAATTCAGACGGTCCTAAAAGGACGAAGTCGTCGCCAGCCGACTCCGATTGGTCCCACTCGTATTTCACTCGTGGTCTCCCTTCAGAGTTGGAGAGGTTTCCATAAGAATAGATCATTAGAGAAACCTCATATGATACTAGCCATCCCAAGGCTAGCACCTCCCTAGTACCCGGATCCCCCATTAGGATCCCGTTTGTACTCCTGAAACGACTTATGTAGCCGTCAGGACTCCTCATCTCGACTATTCGGGATGAACAGAGTAGGTCGACTAAGAGGTGGAGGAACGGTAGGTTCCTCCCCGACGCATTCAAGAAAGAGTGCGTCGCGGCTGCACAATAGGCATGACTAAAGTTGTCAGTTGCCACCTCGTAGTCCCCGGATACGAAGACCCAATCTGGGTCTAGAGTACATCTCCTATTGGCCATGGTTTGGGCCAAGTCGTATCCCTTCCACGATCTCGAAAAACCGCCAACGAGGGCGGGATGCTTCATAAGAAGCGGGGCGAGTTCGTGTCCGAGCAACTGTAAACAGATGGTAAGCCATTGCGGCGCCACTGTTATAAAACGAACCTTATTTCCGGGTTCGCCTATAGGCTCGGCTCTAACCGTCGGTGGTTTGCCGATGGTTAGAGAGGAGCCCTGAATGTAAAATTCAGGTCCCATCAGAACACCAGTTCTGATACCTTCTTCTATACAGAATTGAAGGATTTGATAGCCGGTTTGGCTATCGAGCCCGAACATCGGTTCTTCGATCTTGTACTCCGGGTCAAACGGAGTGTAGAACGGGGTCTCGAAATTACTTTCGAGAAAATCCACCGGGTTCGGCCCTTTTCTAAGCCCTGTGTTCAAGACTTTGTCTCGACACATGGTATAGAATTTCGGAACACCCTTAATCGTCTTAAAGGGTGAACCAAACCATGTCCGCCCCTCGACTGTAAGGTCCTGGGGTTTCTTCACGTAGGCTTCTAAAAAACCTTCGCATACGGATATGGCCCGACCGCCCTGATTCCTAGGGCGC